TTTCATTTTATACTCCTCATGGTACATACCTCACAAAATAAGACCCTACCGGAACGGTGGCCGGGTCTGGGGCAGCTCCGGTTGAATAATAAAGCGTCGTTCCGGCTGCTCCTGCTGGTCCGGTATCACCCGTATCGCCCTTCACGCCTTGAATCCCCTGAATACCCTGGATGCCTTGCGGACCGGCTACCGTCGAGTCAGCCCCGGACGGCCCGGTGTCTCCGGTGTCTCCCTTTGGCCCTGGTACGGTTGACGCAGCGCCAGCCGGACCGGTGTCACCAGTGTCACCTTTTGGGCCTTGCGGACCCGCTACCGTTGAATCGGCTCCGGTATCACCTTTGTCGCCTTTCGGGCCGGTATCCCCTGTGTCGCCTTTCGGTCCAGGGACGGTTGAATCAGCTCCAACAGGACCCTGTGGCCCTTGCGGTCCGGTGTCGCCGGTCAATCCGAGCTCGCCGGTATCGCCTTTCTCTCCGGGTATTCCCTGCGGACCCTGCAAGATGTTTCTCGTCTCGGTGACGGTTATCGTCGGACCCTGCTCGGCAGACACCAAAACAACCGGAACCTCCGGCTGCATGATGGTGAGAACATTGTCGGCGGGTTTTGTTACCGTGATCCGGTTGCTTTCAATCTCGGTTATGGTCATGACGCTTTTTTCGTGATCCCCGGCGACATAATGAGCGGTCCCTGCATATACCGGATGACGTCTGCGTCACCGGCTGTGAACAGTTCAACGTCAAACACGAAGCGGGTTTTCTCGGTGTAATCCTTCCCGGTAAGCGTCACTCCCTCTGATATGGAAGCGGGAACCGATATCGTCACCTTGCTCGTTGATTCGTCAACAGTTACGGTCAGCGCAAACACCTCCACGGAGTCCTGTGCGCTTACCTTCGCCGATCCTCGACCGGAATAGCCGGCCAGCGGGACCAGTTCTCCCGCGGCGGTCTTGTAAATGGTCTCAAGAGTGTAGGTTGCGCCCTGGTCAACCTCGATTTGGTATACGGGGGTCATCTTTGCGCTCCTTGCTGTCCGATTTTATCGAGCATGGTTCCCGGCTGCACTTCGGTGTTCAGCTTATCCGCGTTCGAGGCAACGATTTTTTGCTGCTCGAGGGCCATCGCCTGCTGCTGTTGTTCCCGCTCCTGCTGCGCCCTTGCCTCGCGGAGCTTCTGGATATCCGGTATTTCGCGAAGGGTCTTCTGCGGGAGTCCGTATCCGTCCATCGCGTTGCGGGTCAGCTCGTCCATGTCGATGTTGTCGAGGATCGCCGGGTTCATCTGCGCGACCGGCATCAAGAACTCGAGGGCCTGCTGGATGCCTGACGTCTGGAAGTATTTTTTCTGGATCTGCGCGAGAAGGCCGGTATACTCAATGTCGATTTTCCCGCCAGACTGCTGAAGTGTCGGCGGGGGAGGCGGGAGATTACCTCGACGGTTGAGAATACCGTAAACCCGCTCAATGATCGGAGCGAGTCCTTCGCTCTCGTATCGACCGATAGCAGCTCCGAGGACGGCAGCCTGTTCACCTTTGCGCTCTGCGACTTCCCGGGCGGTCATGTCGCGTTCCTGTTGCGATATCATAAGGAAGAAGTTGACGTTGAAGTGCTGGTCGATGATGGCCTCGACCCGCTTCTCGATATCGACGTTGATCGGGTAGTTTGCTCCGACCGCGACCGGAGCGACCGTTTCGCCTGTGGTGACATAGTTCATGCCGTGAGGAAGGATGCGCTCCTCGCCCTTGATACCCTCGGGAATGTTCCACGGCGGGTCGGAGGTGAGCTGCGCGAGATTGAGCTGTGTTCTGGATATCTGGTTGAGCCGCTTCGTATCGGTGATCGCGTCGATACCGGGGGACCGGCCATACACTTCGTCGGAGTTCTTGATCCAACGCCAGCAATGGTACGGCATTTCCTCGTATCCACCCTCGGTGACAATGTGCTTGTTTTTGAGGTCGATATAGTAACTCGCCCAGGGCATATCCTTCGACAATGGGCTGTTGATGTCGCGGTCAGTCCGGGGCTTAACGATGTGCAACATGGTCAAATAAGCGTAGGGGGTTTCTTTTACACGCTCTTTGATATCTGTGTGGTTTTTATCCCCGAACTGCTGCATTGCCTGGCGATAGGTGAGACGGAACTTGCGGAACACGGTGTCTACCTGTCCGTAGTTATTTTCCTCGATGTAGATTTCTTTCGGATGACGACAGGTGAAGAAGGTTTTTCCAGTCTTGATATCTTCCTGGCTGTACATGGTCGCGGTGCCGATTGATCCGGCATCCGGGATAAACTCGCTTGTGGCTTCATAGAAATTGCTCGCTTGCAGTTCGGTGTTGATTGCGCCTTCGATTTCCTCGAGCCAGTCAGCCACTCCCGGCAGTTCTCCGTTCTTGCCGACGATCTTGAGCTTAAACCACGGCTTCGTCCGAGAAACCATATAGCCCTCAAACCCGTATGATTGGAGTTTGAGGGCGTATATGGCATGGGAGTTGAACAGCTTCGGGACCGGTGGCTCAGTCTCGTCTTCAACTTCCCATACAGATCGGCGGGGGAGAATGAAGTCAGTAACGTCTTTCCAGGAAGTTTCGTATCGCTTGCGGCGGTCCTCCATGATGGAGAACTGCTTGAGTAAGGTGTTGATAAGCTCGGTTTTGTCTTGTTTCATTCGGCGGTATCGGCCTTTTTAACCTCTTCGGCCCAGCCGTGAGCCCGACCATTACGAAGAATACGCTGCCACTCTTTTTCTATCATGGCAGCTATCTCTTCCTGTGATTTTGTCTGGCCGAACATTTGACGAAGCCTTGGACCCATCTCTTTTTCAAGAGCGGACTTTTCCCTTATTTCCCTCGGTGTAAGTTCTTTTTCGGGTAGGCCGGTGAGCGTTTCACGGGGATCAGCTTCAGCTTCGGAAACATCCTGGTTAAAGGTCCCACCCTCCCCCATATCTCCAGAAGATCCTCCAGATCCGGTCCCGGAACTTGTGTCTGCGGGGAGTATAGGCTTATCTCTATCGACGATAATGGGAACATTGGGATTATATTTTCGTTTCTGTACAAAAGGCATGATTTCACCTCCGTCTTTATGGCATCATAATGCCGTGAGGTTCCTGCGTCAATAAATGAGGTCATAATCGTGAAAGCCAACGCTGCAATAAAAATCTTTTTCATGCTTATTCCTTGCCCTTATTATAACCCATATGTGAGTGGGTTGTACTTCTTTTCATCCGAATTATACGACAATCCTCTCGGCTTTCTCACGCGCCGCGGGTTGATCGCAACCTCACTCATGCAGGCATACCGCGATGAGTCATAGCTGTGGTCCTCGAGATTGGTGTCAACGTCCTCCGGCTTCTTCGGATCATGCACCAGGGCCGGAACTGTGCGGATAAACGCAGCGCACGTGTTGAATACGAGAAGCATCGGTTTGCCGTCCTGTCCGTCGGTCTGCATTAGTTCGTGCATCTTCATGAGTCCGTTGATACGGGAGTTGTCGGCCTTTATCATCGTCCATCCGGTTGATTCAAACTTCTCGGCAATGCTAGCGCTCTCGTCTATCTTCGACCAACAGGCGGGATCGGCTATCATCGTCGTCACGCCTTCACCGATTGATAGGTCCCAGGCATCCTTCGCGACCTTGTGCGCCCCCTGCTTGAGGCCGGTGTTCGGATTGTTCAGCTCGCAGCCGTACATTTCCCGATAGAGCAGCATCCGGCCGTCCGGGTGAACTCCCCACCACTGGACCGAATACGGTTTCGCATATCCCCAGTCCATCGAGCAGAACTTTGTCCATTCCTCTCCGAGGGTGAACGGGGTGATGGTGTGCCGGTTCCGTCTGAACTCCGAGAAAACCTGGCCCGAGAAGACGTCCCAGTCGCCGAACTTCAACGCCCGGCGCTGTGCTTCGGGAAGGGCGTCAAGACGTCGCGAGTATCCCGGGTCGTTCCTGCACAGAATGTAGTTGTCCTCGAGGCGGGAGGGAATGAATATCAGGCGGTTCCCTGTCTCCTCGTCGCGGTGGAACGTGTTCGGCTGGAACCCGTCAATGAATCTGGTTTTGATCCATGCGTTTCCGGCTCCTCCAGGGTTGGCGGTTGACCTGATGACGCACGGGATTCCGGCAGCGGAACGTAGTCGGCTGATGAGGTAACGATAGGCGAAGTCGGTCGGGTACTGGCCCAGCTCGTCCCACCCGATCCAGCAGTATTGGTGTCCCTGGTACAGATAGACGTCGGCGTCACTCGATATGAACCGGAGCTTTAATTTCGCGCCGTTATGGAATGTCCATGTCCTGGTCTGCTGGTTGTATGTCGCCTTCCCCTGGTAAATCTCCCTGGCTCTCGATAGCAGTTCTTCCAGCTCCGGGAAGGATCGCCGAAACAGTACGCCCCGAAAGTCCTCGCCATATTTCTCGGCTCCCTGCATTGCGTCGGCGAGCAGATAGTCGCTCTTGCCACCTCCGGCCGCCCCGCCGAACAGTAGCTCGTCAGCGTCACATTGGAGCGCGGCTTCCTGTCTCGGTTGCGCCTTCCATGCGAGATTCCGTTCCGATACCGCGGCGAGTTCCGTTTCAGTCATGACCATATTTCTTTTCCCAGTCCTCTGTGGTCATCTTGTCCGGCAGGATGACGATACCAGGCATATTCTCGATGCCGGATACCTCGACCTTCTCGGTGAACATCGCTGCGTGCTTGCCGAGCATTTCCATCGCCCTCATGCGGGTATCCTCGCGAAGCTTGTCGTCATAGGCTATTTTTTCCAGTTCCTTGATGACCCTGGATCGGATCTCGTTGCGCTTTCCGATAGGATCTTCGAGCAGCCGTTCAATCTCGGTACGAACCTTAATGGTTCTTAGTAAGATTGACGCCTGTACCTCAGCTCCTTTCGCCGAGTATCCAGCACGAATCGCTGCTTGCTTGCCGTTCCAATCCACGATGTACTCAGCGGCAAATACCAGTTGACGATCAGTTGCTTTCTTCTTCTTTGGTGTCGTTTCTTTCTTTACGCTCAAGTCTCGTCCACCTTATGAATCTCCGGGGTGTATGCCCGATAAATGATCTGACCGTCGCATGAGGGACACTTGTCGGTGTCGTCTGTCTGCTCCCATCCGAATATCTCGTCTCCGCAGGCGGTCACAAAGTCGTCACCGCCAACATTGACCCATTCACAGAATATTGGGAAGGCGTTTTTCTGTTTCATTTTTTGTCCTCCAGCGCAACTCCAGTCTCGATTATCTTCTGCGTCCCGTCTTCAAACCAAACCATGATCCGCATACCGGAGATGTTCGGTTTCTTGTTTGCCTTGAACCACTGCCATTCCTTGTACCGCTTGTGCGCCAGCGTCAGCATATCCTCAAGCGGGTTTTCGTGGATAATCATTTCTTGTCCTCGCATTTCACGATCTTTCCCGATGCCTCGCACCTGTGTTCATTATCGCACATCTTGTCCGGTTCCTTCCAGACAACCAGGTGGTCATGCTCCGCGGCGTGGGTGCAGAGCTGGCAAAGGTATTCCGATCCGTTGTGGTTGCACTTCATTATGATTTCACCGCGATGAACATGACCAGCGCCCCGATCCCAAACGACAGAACCGCGATTAAAAGCAAGTCAAATATATCTACATTCATGCTTGCTCCTTTATGTCCACGTATTCTCGCGCGATGATTGCCCGAACCCGTTTCTGCCCGTTCAGAAAATCGTTGTCGTCCATGTCGTCGCTTAGAAGGTCATCGAGGGTGGCGAGTATTTCAGCCGTCAGCGCCTCGATGTAGGTTCCCTTAAGGCTTCCGGTTGCCTTCTGCTTTGCATGGCTATTGTGAGGCAGGGTCATGGTTCTCATTTCAGCCCCTCCGCGTATTCGAGAATGGCTGCTTCGATGATGTCGGCGGCGTATTTTTTTGCTACTGGATTATCGCATATCGTGGCATCTATCGCGCATTTCTCTGCTATTTCACGCACCCGTGTTTTCGGAAGTTCACGGGTATATTCGTTGCCCTTGGTGTACTTTGCATATTTCGGCGAGTAAAACTCTACACGGCATTTTGTCGCATCCTCCGGCGCTCCGTCCCAGACGCCGGGGTTTTTCGTGCGCTCGGCACGCTCGGCCAGGAGGGCTGTCACGATTTGACCGATTGAGACCCATTCTCCATCAATCATAATAGAGGCGGAGCGATTATCTTTCATCATGTTCAACTTCTCATCAGTTATTTTTTCGTTCATTTTCTATTCCCCTTTGCCGGATTTCGCCGTCCGGCTCGGCACCATTTTGTTACCGTCAACAAAAAGGTCACATACCTCACTCTCTTTCGTTCTTCGCTCGCTCGATATCAAGCTCGTCCAGGTATGCCTCAAGAATCTTGTCTGCCTTATAGATTCGCTCCCTCGGGATTCCATCAACCCGCATCCCTGGTATCGGATACGCGAACGCCACGCAATGATAAATGTCGAGGATCAGCTTCTCCCGTCGTGTTTCTGGCGGGTTTTCTAAAAAAGGATTTATAGCCATTAGAATAAACTCCCTTGAGTAGTTTGACCGTTTTCCGATTCGGACGCACGGACGGCCTCAATTTTGCGAGCTGATGAGGTTTTTGATAAGTATAGTCCGCAACGCATACCGAGATTTGTCTTGCAGTCGTAATAATGGCAGTAGTCGCCCTCGACCTGGTAGCATTTCCCGCACGATTTGTCAGAGGTGCAGGCAGTGTATCCGATGGCGAGTGTTTCAATCTTTCTCACGGTTCTGCTCCTCGATCATCTTG